ATACCTTCAGCGATATAAAAATCAGCAGTAATAGTATGTGTATCGAGTGATTCAACCAATTCCATTCTTTGGACAAGGTTGTGTATATTCAGATTTCCACCGCCTGAAAACTTTTTCAGCGATATCTTTTCACCCGATATGATTACCTCACCAGCGTCTTTAGCTTTCATTTACTTCATTAAACCATCGAGTTGTAGATTAATTTCTTCTGCGTAGGCTTTATCTATCAGAGAAATATTACGTAATGCATCGTTCTTTTCTGTTTCATAATCATAGAAACTATATTTTTCAAAATAAATTGCTTCGGCTTCTGGTATTACATGTTGAATAAGTTTATAAGTCGCATGATCGAAATTAATGACTCGTCCTGATTCATCACCAGTCACATCAAAATTTGTCGTGTAACTTGCCCAATCTCCTTCGATGTGTTGCAACGTAACATAAGAAGTATTGCTAGTCGCAACCTGCGCCATACCGCCTTTGTTATTAGTTACTATTTCATTCTTAGTAAAAGTATTTTCTACTGTAGCTGAAAACGAAAAAGATATGATACGATTAGTAGAAGCAAACATATCATCTTCGTTTCTATCATAACCTGATATCTGGCCGAGAGCAAATTGTGGTTTCCAATATTTCTTTACGTCTCCATCAAGAGCTGAGTACCCGTCGCTAGTTAACATTTGTATATCGCCTCTATAATTGTTGCGATAACAAAAAGTCTTTAATTTAGCTAGACGTATACTGCCATATTTTTTCTTTATTGTCTCTTCGAAATCTTCAAAATCGAGTACTACATCATGATACGGATCCATGATATCGTTTGTATGATAGATTAACCAATCCAAATCTTGATCATCATAATAATCGAAAGCAACAGTTTCTAGTCTTTCGCCTGATTTAACTGTAAAACTATAAAAAGCTGTAAAGAAATCCCTCACTTTAGTATTAAAATCTACACGTCGTAAGATATTAATAGCGGGTACATCGTTATAGATGGTCAGCGGGAATTTTTTAAAGTATTGTGTTCTATCTGACATTATTATCCCTCAGATTGATTTATAAATGCTTCAATTTCTTGGAAAGACATTTGACATCTGACTGAAACAGGTGCACCATTGACGAAAAAGGCTGATGTACCTTCGCCAGTAAAGTTAATACTAAAGTTTTTAACAGCACATCTTCTAAATTTACCCCACGCTTGATCTTCTGGAATTACTCTCGGCTGAATCAAATCTGGGTAATCCATAAAGTTACCACCATTTTTAGGTAGTATCTTTGATTTGATCATTACTATAATTTGTTTTAATCTCGCAGCTTCAGCTGCAGAACGAGGAACAAAGTGCCAAGTCCATTCAAACTGTCTTAGATCAACACCCTTAAAAAATACTGTTGGGTGTGGATTTGGAATTACACCTGATATTTGACCTGCTAAACCACCTAGTACTGGCTCTGATTCAACAAGTTTAGAATACGCAGCATAACCAGCCACTTCTGCTGCATCTTTGAGCAAATCGCTGCCACTTAATCCTGAAATCAAATTTTTCATTTGCATATCTTCGAATTTTTTATTTGCTTCAGCTGTTGCATTAGACGCTACAATTCTAGCAGAATCTTTTTGAGCAAGTGCACCAAGTGTACCAGTATCTCTTTCTTCGTATCTAATAGAGTGATAAACATTTAAATTTTCAGGCAGAGGAAGCTTGATAACTGTACCACCGTTAATCTGTCCTTTACCGAATGGCGATCCACGAGTATATGTCATAAATTCCAATTCAATCCAAGCTTTAGCTGTATTTTCACCAAGATCTGGAGGATAAGCTAAACCTTCGTACTGGAAATCTTCTTCACCTAAAATACTTTCTTTTTGTGTTTTAATTCTTTCTTCGACACTAGTACCGTAAGGATCTGGTACTCTGTTTTTGACATTAGAAAGATCTGGGATTTGTTTAGGATATCTTCGTGCTAATGGTAATTTATCTTGTACTGTCGAATTTATTTGTGCGCTTATTTCACCCGAAGCTGCGCGCAAAACAGCACCTGATCTTTCTAGTTTTGCAGCTAAGTTTGCTCCTATTTCCATTGCAGATTTTTGTGTAGGATTAATTCGTGTCACAATACCACTAACATCAGATCCTCCAGTACCAGGACGAGGATTAACTGCTCCTCCTCCCATATTTTTGATAGCGCTCAGCTGAGCACGCTCAAGAGAACTAAAAGTTTCCTTTAATTGTGATGCGACCGGTCCTACTCCGTCGACTGCTGTTTTTTCTGCCATGAGAAATCCTATAAATAGTTTAATGGCTAAGACTTATAAAGGTGTCTTTAAACCTAAAAATCCGAGTAAGTATCGAGGTGATCCCACCAACATTATTTATAGAAGTAGATGGGAGCTATTCTTTATGCGTTATCTCGATTCCGAAAAAGGTGTTTTAGAATGGGCAAGTGAAGAGCTAATCATTCCATATAGGTCACCGATAGACGGACGAGTACATCGATACTTTCCAGATTTTTGGGTCAAGAAGATCAATCGCGACGGTAAAACTGATACGGTGGTAGTTGAGATCAAACCTCACAAAGAAACCGTAGAGCCAACTGCGCAAAATAAACTTACTAAGAAGTATTTATATGAAGTGAAGACGTGGGGTATAAATTCTTCGAAATGGACTGCAGCAAATAAATATTGTAAAGAACGAGGTTGGGATTTTGTCATCCTCACAGAAAACGAACTAGGATTAAAATTCTAATGGCAACATATATCTTTCAAAAGATAGCTGATGAAGGTAGAGCAGAAGGTGTAGAGGCTGGCACAGAAGAAGCACGTGATTGGTATCGTGATAAGGCTTCCTCTATCAAAGCCGTGAATACGAGACGAGAGCTAAAGAATAGAGCCAGAACATATAATAAATTAGTGAATCTCGATGTCGGCCGTATGTATATGTTTATGTATGATCCTAAACATAAAGAAACTTTACCGTACTATGATATGTTTCCATTAATATTTGTTCTTGAGAGATATAAAGATGGATTTTTAGGAATGAATCTGCACTATCTACCTCCTCTATTTCGTGCTAGACTGATGGATAGATTGTATACTATACAAAGACAAGACAATCTGAGAGAATCAAAGAAATTAAGATTGAGCTATGGATTTTTGAACTCTGCCGCCAAATATAAATACTTTAGGCCCACCGTAAAACGATACTTATTTAATCAAGTAAGATCACGATATCTGTGGATACCATACGATGATTGGGACATCGCACTCATGTTACCAACACAGAGATTTAGAAAGAGACAACAAGCAGTTGTCTGGAAAGATTCTAAACAACTAATTCAGAGATCGTAAAATGTCATTATCAATTGACGCATGGAAATCACAAACAAAAGATAGTTTGCCAGCGAGCATGTACGAATTGGTCGTTACACCTCCAGGTGGTAATGGCGATCAAATTTTAATTAGAACAGAAACTGCGTCGATGCCTGGTATCGCATTTTCTTCTGTAGATAATTTTTCTCCGTATGGAAATGGATTAATCTATAATATCCCGTATAAGTATAATCCTCAAGAAGTGAGTATGATGCATACGGTTGATGAAGAAGCTGAGATATATCAGACATATAGAAATTGGGCAAATAAAATTGTTGACTTAGATGGCGCAGATGCATTCTCAGCTAAGTTTCTCTTTGATTATGTTGTCGACATGGATTTAAATGTTTATAAAAGACATAACAAAACCAAAGTCAAAACAATAAAATTCATCGAAGCCTTTCCTATTGTTGTAGAACCAATACAATTAGGATGGGGTCAACACGATGAGATAGCTAAATTTTCAGTTAATTATAGGTTTACACGATTTACAGTATCGTAATGGAGTTTCATAATGGCTTTACCAAAAATCAGTAGTCCCACTTTTCAGACTACTCTGCCGTCAACTGGCAAACCAATTTATTATAGACCTTTCCTTGTTAAAGAAGAAAAAATCTTATTGTTAGCAAAAGAAACGGGAGAAGTAAACGAAGTATACAATGCAATTAGAACAGTGATTAATAATTGTATTGTGATGGATGCATTTGACATCGACAAATGCGCAACATTTGATCTCGAATGGTTGTTCATTAAGATTAGATCTGTGTCTGTGGGTAATATTATTAATTTTAAGGTAGTTGATAGTGACGATGGAATTGAATATAAACTATCTCTTGATTTAAATGATGTAGAGATGAAGATGCCCGACGAGAATCATAATAACAAGATTGAATTAGATGGAGGAATTGGATTGATGATGAAGTATCCAACTCCTGCTGTCTCAGAAAAAATTAAAAATTTGGAAGACATTACTGAAATTACGTACGAACTGATAAAAGCATGTATCGATGCTGTATTTGATGAAGATGATGTTTATGCTTGGGATCAAGAATCAAAAGTAGAACAAGATACATTTTTAGAAATGCTACCAGTTGAACATTATAAGACAATCGGCAAATTCTTTGATAATATGCCCAAGATTGAACATGTTGTTAACTATACAAATAGCAATAATAAAAATAAGAAGGTAGTATTCAGGAATCTTAACGATTTTTTTATATTGGGCTGAGTTATCTCGATTTATACTCTCACTACAAACTCACGTTTAATTTGACTCAGTTCCACCCGATTACGATACCTGAAATAGAGAATATGATACCTTTCGAAAGAGAGGTATGGGTAGATTTGATTAAAGAAAAGATAGAAAAGAAAAAGAATAAAAATCAAGTAGAGATAGGCGATCTATAATGGGTGCAGGAGCAGTCGTAGGCGGAATACTAAAAGCGGCAAAAAGTCTTGTGACGCTCGGTGCCAAGAAGGGCGCAAAAACTGTTGCAAAGAAAAAAGCTAAAAAACAAAAAGAACTAGTAAAAAGTTCAAAAGGAAAACCGCCTGCTCAAAGATCACCAAAAGAAATTAAAGCTCGAAAAAATCAGGCCAAACAGCTGAGACAACAGCGTGAAGCAAAACGAATAAAGAAAAACGCAAAAGTCAAAAGCGGTACCACAGGTTTTAAAGGCAAACTAAAAGGAATGCTTGGAACAGGTGGTGTCGGCGGCTTAATTGGTTCTATGTTAGGTGGTAGTGAAGACCCACCAAACACACCAGTCGGTGCGCCTGGAACTGCCGAACCACCTCAGAAAACACCTGCCGAAATATTAGATAAAACTATTGATCTATCATGGATGCCACAGGCTCTTGCAGTTTCAATACCAAGAATTGAATTGCCTGAAGAAGAGAGAGCATCGTCTCTAATTAAAGTTACAGCAGTTGAAGACATTGAGCTTGATGAAGAAGGCGGATACCCATTTATTCAATCGGGTACTATTATACCATCACGAATAGCTGAAATTGGTCAACTGTTTAA